AATCGAAGGGTTTGAAGGGGCAATCAAGGATCTGGATCGACGGGGCATGCGGTTCGCAATCTTCCGCAACCGGAAAAATGTGGGTGAAAAAGATTTTGCACTTGGAGGCGCTCAGGAAATTCGCATTGTCCCGGTGATATCTGGTAGCAAGCGCGCTGGCGTGCTTCAAACAATTATCGGCGTTGTGCTGATTGCGGCCTCTTTCTTCGCTGGGGGGGCCGGCCCTTCGTTGTTCTCGGCCGGCCTCGCAATGACTGCCGGCGGTGTAATCCAGATGCTCAGCCCCCAAGCCTCAGGCCTGAAGCAAAGCGCTTCCCCGGAAAACGCACCGTCCTACGCCTTCGGCAGCGCCAAGAACACCACGGCCAGCGGCAACCCGGTGCCGATCTGCATCGGCGAGCGCCGGTGGGGCGGGATGATCATCTCGGCGTCGATTTTGGCCGAAGACAAAATTTAATCGTTGACGGCGTGGCCTTTTGGCCGTGATTTTTAGCTATTGTGGACATTTTTGTAAGTAGGGCGCCTAGAGGCGCTTTTTTTGTGTCCGTCGGATTATCTTAAATTTCTCGGGCTAGACAAAAAGTAACGGTTAATGGCACCATTTCCATATGATGTGACAGTAGTATCCAACGCGCCTTGAGCGCTTTTTTTATGCCCAAAATATGCTCAAGTGGCATCGATGGGATTCTCGCTCTCCAACCTTATAAGTTCCAGAAATACAGTTACCGGCGTTTGAGTTTGAAAATCCTCATCAACGCCGAGACAAAAAATTGTCGGGAAACCGACACCCTGAACCGGAATTGATCGACAGGTCATCCGGGCAGTAAATGAGCCTCGGAAGCGCTTCTGCGCACCGGGGCTTTTTTGTGCCCAAGAATCCCTAAGGGGATACCCGTGCAGGCTAGGTTCGCTACCGAAAAGGGTCGGTTTCGCTCCGCCTACGCCCCTGCCTGCACAACTTCCCAGGCGGAAGGAGCTCACCATGAACAACGTCATCCCATTTCATTACGAAGGCCAAGCTGTTCGCTTCAATAGCGAAGGCTGGGTTAATGCCACGGACGTGGCCAAGCGGTTCAGTAAGAAGCCCGCCGAGTGGCTTCGCTTGCCAGACACAGCAAAATATATGGACGCTTTGTCCAGACATTTAAATGTGGGGGAATCCCACCTTTTAATTCGAACCACTAAAGGGCGCGGCGGTAGCACATGGTTACACCCCAAATTGGCGGTGTCTTTCGCCCGGTGGCTAGACGTGGATTTTGCCGTTTGGTGCGATCTCCATATCGACGCATTGCTGCGTGGCGATCTAAACGAGAAACAGCAGTTTGATCGGGCATGCAAGATGCTAGGCGACGCGCAAGCTGTCGCGAGTCTGAGTGGAAAAGAGCTAGCTAAATTCCGATGGAAAAAGCCGGGTCTGATTCACCAGGTTGAGTACTGGCGTGACCAGTTACAGCTCACTCTTGGGCTAGACGCTGCATAGCGATAGGCTACAAGTCGGATACCCGCCACTGAGCGGGTTTTTTTATGCCTGGAGGAAAGCATGGGCGCAGCGGAACAGATCGAGATCTACGGCGAGAAGGGCGGCAGCAGCAAGCCGAAGTCGCCGGCCGAAGCCAGCGACAGCCTGCGCTCGACCAACCTGGCAAAGCTGCTGATCGCCGTGGGCGAGGGCGAGTTCGACGCCGTACCGACTGAGTACGACATCTACCTGGACAACACGCCGATCCGCGATGCCAGCGGCAACTACAACTTCCCAGGCGTGAAGTGGGACTGGCGCCCGGGCTCCGTGGATCAGACGTACATTCCGGGCATCCCGTCCGTTGAGAACGAGACGTCGCTGAACATCGAGTTGCGCAGTGATGCGCCGTGGGTGCGCTCGATCACCAACACTCAGTTGTCGGCCGTGCGTATGCGCCTGGCCTGGCCCGCGCTTCAGCAGTCTGACGATCAGGGCAATATCGGCGGTTACCGGATCGAGTACGCCATCGATGTGGCAACCGACGGCGGCGCCTATCAGCAGGTGCTGGCGGACGCGGTCGACGGCAAGACCACCACTCGCTACGAGCGCTCGCGCCGCATCGATCTGCCGGACGCCGCCACGGGCTGGCAGATCCGCGTGCGCCGCCTGACGCCGAACCAGAACAGCAACAAGATCGCCGACACCATGTTGGTGGCCGGTTACACCGAGGTGATCGACGCCAAACTGCGTTATCCGAACACCGCGCTGCTCTACATCGAGTTCGACGCCGAGCAGTTCACCAACATCCCGGCCGTGACCGTAAAGTGCAAGGCCCGTCGCTGGATGGTGCCGAGCAACTACGACCCGATCTTGCGCACTTACACCGGGACGTGGGATGGCTCGATGAAGTCGGCCTGGACCAACAACCCGGCGTGGATCACCTACGGTATCTGCACTGAAGAGCGTTTCGGCCTGGGTAAGCGCATCAAACCGTTCATGGTGGACAAGTGGGAGCTGTACCGGATCGCCCAATATTGCGACCAGTTGGTGCCGAACGGGCTGGGCGGTCAGGAGCCTCGCTTCCTCTGCGACATGAACCTGCAGGGCAAGGCTGATGCCTGGTCGCTGCTGCGCGACATCTCGGCCATTTACCGGGGCATGACCTACTGGGCGCAGGGGCAACTGGTGATGCAGGCCGACATGCCGCGCGCGCAGGACTTCGACTATGTCTTCACCCGGGCCAACGTCATCGACGGGAAATTCTCGTACGGCAGTGCCTCGGCGAAGACCCGGTACACCCGGGCCCTGGTCAGCTACGACAACCCGGCCAACAACTACGACACCGACGTCATCCCGTTCGCCGATCTGGAACTGCAACGCCGCTACGGCGACCGGCCGACCGAGCTCAGCGCTATTGGCTGCACCCGGGCCTCCGAGGCGCAACGTCGTGGCAAGTGGGCGATCCTAAGCAACAACCAGGACCGCACCGTGTCGTTCAAGACCGGCATGGAAGGCGTGATCCCGTTGCCGGGCCACATCATCCCTGTCGCGGACTCGTTGCTGGCTGGCCGGGAGGTCGGCGGTCGAATCTCGTCGGCGGCTGGCCGCGTGGTGACGCTTGATCGGGATACCCAGGCCAAGGCCGGTGATCGATTGATTATCAACCTGCCCGGCGGGCGTGCCGAAGGCCGCACGGTGCAGAGCGTCAACGGACGCGCCGTGACGGTTACGACCAACTACAGCGAGCCGCCGGTGGCGCAGCTGCAATGGGCGCTCGACGCGGATGACCTGGCAATCCCGCTATACCGCGTCCTTCGCACCAGGCGCACCACCGAGGGCGATTTCGAGATCAGCGCGCTGCAGTTCAATCCTAGCAAGTTCGCGCACATCGACACCGGCGCGCGGCTGGAAGAGCGGCCAATCAGCGTGATTCCGATCACGGTGGTCCCGGCGCCGGCCAGCGTGACCCTCACGTCGACGTCGTCGGTGGTGCAGGGTCTGGCCGTGGCCACCATGACCATCAGTTGGCCGGCCGTGGATGGCGCGGTCGGATACGACGTGGAGTGGCGCAAGGACAGCGGCAACTGGATCAAGCTCCAGCGCACGGGCATGACCAACGTGGACGTGGTTGGCATTTACGCCGGCGCCTACGTGGCCCGTGTCCGGGCCGTGAGTGCGTTCGACATCACGTCGATCTGGCGCAACTCGATTCTGACCAACCTCAGCGGTAAGCAGGGGCTGCCGCCGGCGCTGAGTTATCTGACGGCCACGCCACTGCTGTTCGGCATCTACCTGAAGTGGGGTTTTCCGCCGGGTGCCGAGGACAGCCAGCGGACGGAGATCTGGTACGGCCCGACGACGGTATTGGAGGCAGCCACGAAGCTGACCGATCTGGCGTACCCGCAGAGCGATTTCTCCATGCTTGGACTGCGGGCCGGCGTCACCTTCTACTTCTGGGGCCGGATCGTCGACAAGATCGGGAACATCGGGCCGTGGTTTCCGATCGGCACCGGAGTGCAAGGGCAATCGAGCGCCGACGCTGCGGCAATTCTGGAAATGATCGCTGGCGAGATCGGTCGCACTGAGCTTGGTCAGGACATTCTCGACGAAATCGACAAGATCCCGGGCTTGCAGGCTCAGATCGATGCGCTGGACGGCCTGAAGACTTACAACCCTGACGAAACCTACGAGGAATACGACCTTGTAGTCGTTGGTAAGCGGATCTATCAGGCCACTGGTGACGTGCCGTTGAACACGCCGCCGCCGAATCCTGCGTATTGGCTCGATGTGGGCCAGACCGTGGAAACGGCAAATGGCCTGGCTCAGCAGGTGGCGACCAACACCGCCGAGA